TCATTTATCTTCACCATTCCCCACTCCTAAAGACAATTTAATAATAGCTTCGATTTTTTCTACGTCTGTGTCAGATAAAGGTTTTCCGTCAAACATCACAACACGTTCACGGAGATTGGATAGGTCAATAGTTTGTGTCGGAGAGTTTTTAGGTGTCACCCCAATGATATGTTCTGGTGTCGTCCCTAAAGCCTTCGCAAATAAGTTGGCTCTATCTAGCGGAAATTTTCTTGCTTTATTAAAGTATAATGATACACCTGATTTTGACATGCCGACTTTTCTAGATAATTCACTTATCGAGAGATTTTTCTCTTTTCTGATATTATCCATCAAGTCAATTATTTCATCGTTTGTTCGCATTTTTTCGCCTTTCTTTTATTGACTATCTAAATTATACCACCGTTCTCAAAAAAGCACAATCGTTCTCACGGAAAAACTTTTTTTATTTTTTTAGATAAAAGTGTTGACAATAAAGAACGATATTGATATACTTAGGTTGTTCTTTTAAGAGAACGAAATAAAAAGACAAAACAGAAGAGGGGGAAATATGGCAGTAGATTATTTACGTGTTAAAGCGGAGCGTATCGCCAAAGGCTATACACAAGACTACATGGCTAAGCAATTAGGATGGTCTGACCGAGCTAGATACGCAAAACGCGAGAACGGATTCGTATCTTTTGATGCTGATGAGTTAGCAAAAGTAGCTGAAATTTTAGGCATTTCAAAAGATGATATTGGAATTTTTTTTACATACGATGTTCACTAAAAAGAACGATTTGTTGGTTTTAGTCGCAAAAAAAAACGACTGCTGGAACAGTCGCTAACTAAATTAATTTACTTAGATTATACCACAAAGGAGATTATTATGGACAACATCTTACTGAGTTTGTCCGAGTGGATAAAGGAAATCATAGAAAAAACAGTCAACAGATTAGTCCAGATGAAATTAGACGAACTCAACGCTGAATTATGGACTAGAGAAAAAGTAGCAGAGAGGCTCGGAATGAGTCCCGGTACTTTTGACAAATACTACAGACACGACAAAAATTTTCCAAAGGAATTGCCAGCTGTCCGTTGGAAAAAAGCTGAAATCATAGCTTGGCTAAATAACAAATAAGACTTTTGGACGAGATCGAGGAGAAATAACATGAAACTATTAGATTTTATTTTTGCAAAACCAAAAAACAGGAAAAATCAAAGCGGAAAGGATGGAAATAACAAATGACAAAAGACAAGAGAACAGGATGGTTAGCTGAGTTAAATCCAGGAGATAAAATTATCTTAGTAAATAATCCGCGATGGTTTAAAACATCAAGAACAGTTAGAGCTGTTTCTAAAATCACACCAACAGGTCGAATCAATATTGATAACTTTCAATTTATGCCAGATGGCGTTTGTTTAAACGGCAACAATTATTATCTAGAAGAGGCAACTGATGAAGTTATATCAGAGGTTTTGAAAGAAAATGAATATAGACATTTTCGCAATTCAGTGATTGAAAAATTTGAATCAAAAATTAAAGAAGACGATTTACTGACAACAGATCAACTAAAAGCAATTGATACTATTTTAAATAACTAATTTTAGAAAGGAGGCACTCAATGCCAAACAACGCATCAGCAATCGAAAAAATTAAGAAGTATCTGCCTACAAAAGTATATTCAACTTCTGAGTTAGCTTTGACACTCGTTCAGACTTTAAACGGTTTGTATTAAATCCAACGCATAGAATCGTATTCATTGATTACGAAGGATTCAAACTGTTTGTACAATGGAAATCTCGCAATCATTATAAAACAAAAAAAGAGACACTGCCAGAAATGCTTGAAAATATTAAATTCGAAAAAAGAGTAGGAGTATAACATGAAACTATTAGATTTTATTTTTACAAAACCAAAAAAACAGGAAAAATCAAAATGGACGATTGAAAGTAACGGCTGGGAAGCTAATGCACGTAGATATAACCAAAAGCACGGTTTACCTGCTAAACAAATTTAGTAGGAGACGGATAACATGAATAGAATAAAAGAGTTGCGCAAAGAAAAAGGCTTGACTCAGCAAGATCTTGCAGAAGAAATATACGTGCATTATAGAACGATCCAACGCTGGGAAAATGAACACAAAATTGCGCTTGATCAAGCGCAATTACTAGCAGATCATTTTGATGTATCGGTCGCTTACCTGCTCGGATATAGCGATACTACAAAAGATAACAAAGATTTTATCACAATATCTGTCAAAGAGTACAATGAGCTTAAAAACCGATCAGATGTTTTAGATGGAATTATTGAGACGTTAAAAGATAAGAAATGTGAAAGCTATTTTTGAAGAAGGGAGATAACATATCTTGGCGCAGGTCAGACAGATATACATACTGCAGTCGAGGCTCTATATAAGCGGATTTAGCGAAGATTGGGAGAATCGTTATTTTGAGGGTCCAAGCTCTGCTAGGGCAAGAGATCGACAAGCTACAAAATAAAGTCATAGCTCTGACAAGAGAAAACGATAGACCGAAAGCCGAAAAGTGGCAGTTAAAACGTAGAAAGAGGAAATAACATGGCTTATTTATACGAATTAGAAGGCATTTACGCACAATTACAGTCAATGGATTTAGACGAAGAAACATTTCAGGACACGCTGGACAGTATTGATTTTCAGGCGGATTTAGAAAACAACATTGAATATTTTGTCAAAATGTTAAAAAATGCTCAAGCTGACGAAGAAATGTATAAAGCTGAAAAAGAAGCTTTTTACGAAAAGCAAAAACAAGCGCAAGCTAAAATTGATAAATACAAAGAGACGATACATTTAGCAATGGCTTTGTCTAATAAGAAAAAAGTAGATGCTGGAATGTTTAAAGTGTCGCTACGAAAAAACAAAAAAGTTGAGGTGCTGGACGAAACAAAGATCCCTCTCGAATATATGACCGAAAAAATTGAGCGGAAGCCAGATAAAAAAGAATTAGCTAAATTACTTAAAACCGGTCAAGAAATTGCTGGAGTTGAGTTAATTGAAACTGAAAGTTTACAGGTAAAATAGATGAAAATCACTAAAGCAACAGAAATAAAAAATAATGATAGTTGTTATTTAATCTATGGTAATCCAGGGTTTGGAAAAACATCAACTGCAAAATATTTGCCCGGAAAAACTATTGTAATCAATATTGATAAGTCGGCAAAAGTCCTTAGAGGGAACGAAAATATTGATATTGCGGATATAGATACGCATAAAATTTGGGGAGAGTGGTTAGACACAGTAAAAGAGTTACTAAATGGAGCAGCGAATGATTATGACAACATCGTTATAGATAATGTCTCCGAGTTATTTAGGGCTTGCCTAGCGAACCTTGGGCGCGAGGGTAAAAATCATCGTGTGCCAAGTCAAGCTGATTATCAACGAGTTGACTTTACTATTTTAGATAGTCTGCGAGCGCTACTGCAATTAAATAAACGCATTGTATTTTTAGCTTGGGAAACCTCTGATCAATGGACTGACGAAAACGGAATGATTTATAACAGAGCAATGCCAGATATCAGGACAAAAATATTAAACAACTTCCTTGGACTTACAGATGTTGTGGCTAGATTGGTCAAAAAAACTACAGACGATGGGGAAGAAGTGAGAGGTTTTATTTTACAGCCATCAGCTAGTGTTTATGCTAAAAATCGTTTAGATGATCGCAAAGGGTGTAAAGTGGAGGAATTATTTGAAACTACGTGATTATCAAGAAGAATTACTAACAGCCATCAGGAGGTCATTAGCGACTGGAAATAAACGAATAATCGTCCAGTCGCCTCCCTAGAAGTGGAAAGACAGTCGTTATGGCCCATATCGCAAGAAGCGCTACGGATAAAGGAAACAGAGTATTGTTTTTTAGCCACAGAAAAGAAATCAATGAACAGGTAGAGAGAACATTTGCAGCAAATGGAGTTAACTCAAATCTGTTAACTATCGGTGGTGTGCAGTCGTTAGTCAGAAAACTAGACAGTCTCTCTCAACCAGAGGTGATCTTGATTGACGAGGCCCACCACAGTAAAGCCAAGTCTTACTTAAAAATCATCGACCATTTCAAAAACGCTTATGTATTGATGTTCACTGGGACACCAGTCAGGTTAAATGGAGATGGATTTGATGACATTGCGGATGATTTGGTAGCTGGGAAATCTGTCAAATGGCTGCAAGAACACGGTAATATAGCTAACTTTAAATATTATGCTCCGTCCATGATTGATAATTCTGCCCTCAAAAAAAGAGGTGGAGAGTTTACTAAGGATTCTGTTAATCAATCCATGAAATCGGTTATCTATGGTGATGTTATTAAACACTATGAAAAGCTAGCAAAAGGAAAGCAAGCTATCGTTTATACGCACAGCGTAGAAGCCTCTCATTTAGTCTCTGACATGTTTAATCAAGCAGGGTATCAATCGCAATCAGTCAGCGGTAAAACGCCTAAAAGCGAACGAGAAGAAGCTATGCAAGCATTCAGAGACGGAAAGTTGAGAATACTCGTTAACTGCGAATTGTTTACGGAAGGGATAGACCTGCCTAATGTTGATGTTTGCATTATGTTGAGACCAACTCAATCGCTATCGCTATACTTGCAATTTGCTATGAGGCCGTTGAATCCAAGAGATGGAAAGATAGCTATTATTATTGATCACGTTGGCAATGTAGAGCGTTTTGGCTTACCTAACATGGATAGGGAATGGCGTTTAGATGGAAAGACTAAACAAAAGCAATCCACTAAGATTGGTGAACCTACCACAAGGGTATGTGATGACTGTTATGCCACGTATTGGTCCGATACTCGTATCTGTCCGGAATGTGGGCATGAAAACGAGTTAACAAAACGTGAAATTGAAGAAATCAAAGAAGCTGAATTACAAGAAATATCTGAACAAAAACAACTAAAACTAAAAAATAGAGTTAGTACCTATCAATCACCAGATCTTTGTCGGACGATGGATGAACTAACCGAATATCGAAAACAACATGGATACAAGCCAGGATGGCAGTATCACATTGCTAAAAAATTAGGAATTTTATATTAAAAGGAGAAACACAATATGTTTGAAATCGACTACTCACAAGCTAAAGAATTCGCTTCAATTACTGATGGAACTTACGAAACTTTTGTTGAAAAAGCCGTCCAAGATGCAACTAAAAACGGCGCAGACTTTATTAACATCCATTTCAGAATTCGCAAAGACTTCCAGCAAGAATTTCAAAATAACATTATTTTTCATCGTATCTTTGCCAAAAAAGAAGATGGTAAATATCCAATCGGGGCAATCATGAACCTTGCAAAACAAGCTGGAATTCCAGACGGAACTAAGTTTAAGTCTTTGGATGACTACTTAAATCAATTGCTCAATAAATGCCTTAAAATTACCGTTAAAAACGAAACATCAGAGTATAACGGTAATACTTACAATAATTTAAACGTGAAACGTATTGAGAAATCCGACATTCCTACGATGGTTAACCCTGTAGAAGAATTTAAAGAAGACGATCTACCGTTCTAATTATGAGGGGGATGATAAATTACGCAATCTATTATCAACAAAAGGGATTTTCAGTCATACCAATTTCAAAAGATGGCAAAAAACCATTAGTCGCTTTTGCGGATAAACCAGCTTTTACAGAGCATGAGCTACGTCTTATATGGAAAGATAATCCTGATGCAAATATCGCCTTAAAAACAGATACATTTTTTGTCATAGATATTGATGTCCATAACGATGTCGATGGTCTGAAAAATCTAAGGGAATGGGAGCATGCAAGGTTGATACCAAAAACCTTGCAAGCAACCACGCCTAGTGGAGGACGGCATATCTACCTAAAAAAACCAAAAGGTGTTTCCATGGCGCAAAATATCGGTTTTATTGATGGCGTTGATTTGAAGGCTCATGTTAACAATTATGTGCTGGTACCACCATCAAATAATGCCAAAGGCATGTATGAGTGGGATATGGTGCATTCGCCAACCTCTGGCGAAATGACCGAAGCGCCTCTTGAGTTGATAAATGTATTGCGAGAATTAAAACCTGCCTATGAATATGATGCCAGTAGTTTTACATCTGGAGATTACCAAGGTAGCAATAAAACAGCTAAATTATTTGAGACGATTGTCCTTGGTTTTGGTGATACAGGCGGCCGTAATAATGCTTTAGCTGAATTTGTAGGAGGTCTATTGCTTAGAAATGTAGATGTTGAAATAGCTTACACATTAGCTAAAATGGCTAACCATAAAACTGCGGACCCTTTAAGTGATAAGGAGTTTGAAAGAACGTTTAAAAGCATGTGTGATAAGGAGTTGAGGAGGAGAAGTGGATTTTGAATTTTACAGAGAAAAATTAAATGAGGAACCTGGCATTGAACCAGGTAAACCTAAAACATGGTCTGCTATTAAATCCAAGCTGGTAGCATACCGAAGAGAGTGGTTAGAAGAAGCTGGTAAAGATGTTAAAAATCTATCAGAACTAGCGGTCGCCATCGGAATTAATAAATTCCTGCATGTTATTACCTTAGAAAACGGGAAAGTGGCTATCTATGATCCAGACCAAGGATATTACATCAAGGACTATAAATTTGCTTATAAATTGATCCATATTTTACAACCTACGTTTAATGAAACGAAATGTCGCAACGTTTTGTTTATGTTAGCAAGTATGGACAGGAAATATGGGGCAATGGACTTCGAACCAGAATACCAAGACGTAAGACGGTATGTGTTAGTTAAAAATGGCATTTATGACAAAAAAAATAAGGCACTTTTACCTTTTGATCACCGATTTATCAATTTTAGCACTATTGAAACAGAACTTATTCCGAACGCTCCTCTCCCAACCATTGATGGTTGGGACGTTGAGTCGTGGTTACTAGATTTAATGAGCGGAGATAAAGACCTCGTCCAGTTATTATGGCAAGTCGTGGCAGCATCGTTAAATGGTAATTATTCTTATCGTAAGTCCATTTGGTTCGTGGGAGATGGTAATGACGGTAAAGGGACGTTTCAGCAGATGATCAGTAATCTGGTTGGTTTTAAAAATGTCGCTCCTCTGAAATTAAATCAATTTTCAGAGCGCTTCGGTCTTGCGATTATTGAGGGGAAAACGGTGATTATCGGAGACGATGTTCAAGCTGGTATCTATGTAGACGAAAGTAGCAACTTTAATTCAGTCGTGACTGGAGAGCCTGTCAGTATCGAAAAAAAAGGCGAGAATCCTTACATGGCGATATTCAAAAAAACCGTCATACAATCAACAAACGGAATGCCTGTATTTAAAAACAAATCAAACGGTACTTATCGTCGTATTATCATTATTCCGTTTAAAAAAACATTCTCTTCCGCAGAAGATAATTGGGCCATTAAAGACGATTACATCAATAGAAAAGAGGTTCTTGAATACGTTCTATGGAAATCTATCAATTTAGATTTTGATAAATTTTATGAGCCTAAGGTTACACAGGATCGTATGAGGGAATTTAAGGAAGAAAATAACACGATTCTCAAATTTTTAAATGAGTATTTAGAAGATGTTGAATCGACAAGATTGCCTGTACGTTTTTTGTGGGATGTTTACCAATCTTGGTGCACAGAAAACGGTGTAACAAAGCCCAAAAAATCAAATTTTGAAAAAGAACTAGCAATCAATTTGCCAGACGGTTGGGAAAAAACCAAAAGTAAGCCATTAAACTACTTTAAGCCTATCAACGATAAACCTTATTATTGGATTGACTACAATTTTCAATGGGATGATAGTAAAGATGGTAAAAAAACAGCAGTAATTGTTCAAAAAAGTTACTAGGACACCGGAGGTTACCGCAACCGGTAACCGTTAAAACCGTTGGGAGAGTAAGGATAAAGGCCTTTGGTTACCGAGTTACTTCTATTTCTCTATTTTAATAAAAAATAATAATAAATATATATATAAAGAGAGTTGAAAAATGCGGTAACTCGGTAACCAAATCACCAAATAGCTTGGGAGAGTAAGGAGGAGAAGGACACCGCAACCGGTAACCAAGTGAGTAACCGGTGTCCGAAATAATTATATGACAACAGAATCACTAATCCAAAACCAAATCCGTGTTGCTCTATCAAAAGCGGGCCATATGGTTTTTAGAGCTAACGTTGGTAAAGTCAAAACAGTAGACGGTAGATTATTTGATACGGGACTACCTAAAGGTTTTTGTGACTTGTTTGGATTTAAGCCAGACGGGCAAATATTCTTCATTGAAGTAAAAAACGAAACAGGTCGAGTAAGGCCTGAACAGAAAAATTTTATGGAGGTAATGGCATCTAGGGGAGCTCTGGTAGGAGTAGCTAGATCTGTGGAAGATGCCTTAAAAATAGTCAATGACACTAGTAGATGATTTTTACAAACAAATGGAGCCGTCAATCAAAGCGTTTTTAGACGATAACATTACCATCGCAGATGAAGAAGAAGCTGACAGAGTCTATAGATCTGTCAAATACTATAAAAAACTAAACAGATTGCCGCCACCTGATGTATTGGAGTGGTTCCAACGAATCTATACGACAGAGAAAATGGTGGCGTTAATCAAGCAGTCTTACCGTCTTAAACAAAAAAAGACAGACGAGGATGACAAGATTTACGAAAAGTGGATGTTTAAAAACTACGGTGACGTTAAGCTCGTTAAAAAAATCAAACGCATGGACGCACTAGAAAGAGCTCGGAGAATGGGTCTATGAAAAGACACAGACAGTGGCATAACGATATTAAATATACACCTAGATCTTACGATAATCTGTTGCCTTACGATATATCAGAGCTGTTAATAGCTCACAGATGCAAAATAAAGATGTCTGATGAGGTTTTAGCAGACAAGATAGGTATTTATACTTGGCAATTAAAAGCGCTCTTAGAACGCAGAATATTGCCAAATGAGAGCGAGTGTAAATTGATTATAAATTTTTTGAGAGAGGTGGAGAGATGCTGACGGAAGATACGTTTAAAAAAATTGAGGAGCTTGAAGCTGCTTGTCAGGATACGACAGATAACATTAAAAAACCATCACACTATCAAGGCAGGCATGGCATGGAAGCAATCGATGTGGTTAAAAACTTTTCAGCTTGTCCAGAGCACGAGGAAGGTTTTTACTGGGGCAATGCTGTTAAGTATTTACTACGATATCATGCTAAAAATGGTGTTGAAGACCTTAAAAAAGCACGGCAGAACCTTGATTGGTTAATCGAAAAGTTGGAGGAAGTGGAATGAAGAAACCAAATCGCTATCCGTACAGTAAATCAAAATTTAATGGTTGTATTTACCAGTTGCATTCAGCCAGCTTTAAAGATGAACAATATGTTGAAGATTTAAAATCATGCGGCATACATTATCAAATTACAAAAATTGGTTATTTTCCTGATATTTTTATAAAAATTGATAATCTCGAACAATTACAAATATTAATAGATAAAACAGGACACGATTTAATACTTAGTAAAGACCAAATTTGGATTTATGATGACTATATGGAATGAGGAGTAATAATGATACCGAAATTTAGAGCGTTTAACCAAAAGATCCAAAAAATGTATGGTGTTGATGGCTTTAAATCAAGTGAACGCAAAATATACAGATGCAGCTTAGCAGATGATGAGTTTCGCTCTGGTCGCTTAGAGACGTTTCATTTTGTCGAGGATAACCTTGATGATTATATTCTCAGGCAATCAACAGGACTGTTTGATAAAAACGGCGTGGAGATTTTTGAGGGAGACGTCGTGAAATTACAATATACAATTACTAGTGATTTAGAATTTTTTAAAGTGAATCAATTCAGAGGTGGTTCTTGGCGCATTGACAATAGACGACGCGGATCAGATTTGTGGTTAAGAAACGAGGACTGCGAAGTTATCGGTAACATACACGAAAACCAAGACTTAATAGAAAGCGTGGAAGAATGAGAAAATATATTGAATTTAAGGACGAATGGAAAAGTGCAGCAGACCACCTAAACGATTTTATCGACAATAACAAGTACGCAAAAGTGACAGTTGTTGGTTATCAAGTCGTACAAATTTCTCCTTACGGGAGAGATGCGACTTATATTTTGGCAGAGGTGGAAGAATGACTAAAGAAGAAGTAATTGCATTTCTGACCGAACAGCGTGATTTGCGGCTTTTTGGATATGAGCAGGGGAAAGACGACCTGTCTGACTTTGAGAAGTGGCAGTTAGCCCAAGCTGACATGTACTTAAAGGTAATTGAGTGGATAGAAAGCGTGAAAGAATGACAACAGATGAATTATTGCAAAATTTACGTGATAACTTTAATAAAATAATGAATGTCCTAAAAAACGATTGGAAAGCACTATTGTTTCTTGCAATCGCAATATTTGGGATGATGGTAACCGTGTCGTATTTTAGCTATCGCGACGTACGACAATATTACAAGTCGCAAATCACAGGACTACGTACACAGCTAAGCAGGACACAAAAGCAGCTTAAACGTGCTAGCGAAGATAGAGCTAGACAGACAAAGCGGATTGCGGAAATGACAGGTAATGGAGGATAGAGAATGACAAACATCAAGATTTTAGATGCTTGTTGTGGAAGTCGCCTATTTTGGTTTGATAAAAACGAACCTCACACAACTTTTATGGACGTCAGACAAGAAAAATTTGAGATGCACGGCAAAAAAATCAATGTCAACCCTGATGTAATTGGTGATTTTCGTGACATGCCTTTTGAAAGTAATAGCTTTAACCTGGTTGTCTTCGACCCGCCACATTTAAAGCATGTTGGCCAAAAGTCAATTATGAAAGCACAATACGGCCAACTTGATAAAGACAATTGGAAAGAAGATATTTCAAAAGGTTTTGAAGAATGCATGCGAGTTCTAAAAGTTGGCGGAACATTAATTTTTAAATGGTCTGATTGCCAGGTTAATGTAAGAGAAGTTTTGTCAGCAATTCCATTTAAACCGCTTTTTGGTCAACAACGCGGGACAACTCACTGGATGACATTTGTAAAGTTTGCTGAACTGACAGGGAACGGGAGATGAAAAATGAACAAACAAAAATTTGAAAAATTAGACAAAGTAAAAGAACTACTTGACGAATTGAAAATGTCAGAATTTATGGCGCCACTTTTAGTCGGTGATCAGATTATGGAAATTATCAACGATTTGCACAATGATCCAGGACAATTTGGAGTGCAGGTATTTCTGCCATCACCAGACAAAAAATATAAGTTTGCAGTGCGAATTTGCCGAGAAGAAAATTTGGAGGATTGAGTTAACGAAAATGAGGGTAGGATAATGGCTGAAAATAAAACTGGAATGATGACTTTACCAATCGACTATGCAAACAGAGCATTAGCAAAAGAGGAAATACTTGATGAACTTGTTGAAAGAGAA